CAATACTACATCAGCGATAAAGGCCAGAAATACCGAAAAGACGTTCAGCAAATCATCCGCCAACTTAAGTTAGACATTTTCACCAAATCACGACTCCGCATCAAAGTCATCGCAGACGTTCCAGACTCCCGCCGCCGCGACCTCGATAACATCCTGAAAGGTTTACTCGACTCCCTTATCCACGCCGGATTTGCGGAAGACGACGAGCAATTCGATGACATTCGCGTAATTCGTGGTGTGAAAGTACCAGGCGGAAGGATTGGAATAAAAATCACCGAACTGGAGAACGTATGAACGCCACAATTCAAACGATACCAGAGCTTCTTATCCAGACACGAGGCAATCAGACCGAAGTGGCGAGGATGCTTTCCTGCGCAAGAGGAACAGTGCTCAAGTACAACCGAGACAGCAAAGGCGAGCGTCACGTAATAGTTAACGGCGTCCTGATGGTCAAACAGGGCAAAAGGGGAAGGCCATGAGACTCGAAAGCGTAGCTAAATTTCATTCGCCAAAAAGCCCGATGATGAGCGACTCACCACGGGCCACGGCTTCTGACTCTCTTTCCGGTACTGATGTGATGGCTGCTATGGGGATGGCGCAATCACAAGCCGGATTCGGTATGGCTGCATTCTGCGGTAAGCATGAACTCAGCCAGAACGACAAACAAAAGGCTATCAACTATCTGATGCAATTTGCACACAAGGTATCGGGGAAATACCGTGGCGTTGCAAAGCTTGAAGGAAATACTAAGGCAAAGGTACTGCAAGTGCTCGCAACATTCGCTTATGCTGATTATTGCCGTAGTGCCGCGACGCCGGGCGCAAGATGCAGAGATTGCCACGGTACAGGCCGTGCGGTTGATATAGCCAAAACAGAGCAGTGGGGGAGAGTTGTTGAGAAAGAGTGCGGAAGATGCAAAGGTGTCGGCTATTCAAGAATGCCAGCAAGCGCTGCATATCGCGCTGTAACGATGCTAATCCCAAACCTTACCCAACCCACCTGGTCACGCACTGTTAAGCCGCTGTATGACGCTCTGGTGGTGCAATGCCACAAAGAAGAGTCAATCGCAGACAACATTTTGAATGCGGTCACACGTTAGCAGCATGATTGCCACGGATGGCAACATATTAACGGCATGATATTGACTTTTTGAATAAAGTTGGGTAAATTTGACTCAACGATGGATAAATGCACTCGTTAAATAAAGCCCTGAGTTAATAGCTCGGGGCTTTTTGCGTTTTAAGCACGACCTTTCTGAAAGCGCATCAAACCAAATACCAGACAGACCAAAATAATCACCTTATCCGCTGTGGCTACGGTGCGGTGTGCTTTGCATAAAAGAAAACCAGCTCAATGGCTGGCTTCGTGAAAGCGGGTGGCAAGAGGTTGCGCTAACAACCTCATGCCGTTTTGCCCGTGCATATCGGTCACGAACAAATCTGATTACTAAACACAGTAGCCTGGATTTGTTCTATCAGTAATCGACCTTATTCCTAATTAAATAGAGCAAATCCCCTTATTGGGGGTAAGACATGAAGATGCCAGAAAAACATGACCTGTTAGCCGCCATTCTCGCGGCAAAGGAACAAGGCATCGGGGCAATCCTTGCGTTTGCAATGGCGTACCTTCGCGGCAGATATAATGGCGGTGCGTTTACAAAAACAGTAATCGACGCAACGATGTGCGCCATTATCGCCTGGTTCATTCGTGACCTTCTCGACTTCGCCGGACTAAGTAGCAATCTCGCTTATATAACGAGCGTGTTCATCGGCTACATCGGTACTGACTCGATTGGTTCGCTTATCAAACGCTTCGCTGCTAAAAAAGCCGGAGTAGAAGATGGTGGAAATCAATAATCAACGTAAGGCGTTCCTCGATATGCTGGCGTGGTCAGAGGGAACTGATAACGGACGTCAGAAAACCAGAAATCATGGTTATGACGTCATTGTAGGCGGGGGGCTATTCACTGATTACTCCGATCACCCTCGCAAACTTGTCACGCTAAACCCCAAACTCAAATCAACAGCAGCCGGACGTTACCAGCTTCTTTCCCGTTGGTGGGATGCCTACCGCAAGCAGCTTGGCCTGAAAGACTTCTCTCCGAAAAGTCAGGACGCTGTGGCATTGCAGCAGATTAAGGAGCGTGGCGCTTTGCCGATGATTGATCGCGGTGATATTCGTCAGGCAATCGACCGTTGCAGCAATATCTGGGCTTCACTGCCGGGCGCTGGTTATGGCCAGTTCGAGCATAAGGCTGACAGCCTGATTGCAAAATTCAAAGAAGCAGGCGGAACGGTTAGAGAGATTGAGGTATGAGCAGAGTCACCGCGATTATCTCCGCTCTGATTATCTGCATCGTCGTCTGTCTGTCATGGGCGGTCAATCATTACCGTGATAACGCCATCGCCTACAAAGAACAGCGCGATAAGGCCGCATCCACAATCGCTGACATGCAGAAGCGTCAACGTGATGTAGCAGAACTTGACGCCAGATACACAAAGGAGCTTGCTGATGCTAATGCGACTATCGAAAGTCTCCGTGCTGATGTTTCTGCTGGTCGTAAGCGCCTGCAAGTCGCCGCCACCTGTGCAAAGTCAACGACCGGAGCCAACAGCATGGGCGATGGAGAAAGCCCAAGACTTACAGCAGATGCTGAACTCAATTATTACCGTCTCAGAAGTGGAATCGACAAGATAACCGCGCAGGTTAACTACCTGCAGGAATACATCAGGACGCAATGCCTGAAATGATCGGGCGATGAAAACCAAAAAACAGGAGCAATACATGACTAAGCTTTATCACCGCATCTCAACTTTTCTCTCTGGGTGCTGGGCGTTTATCACGTCTATTTCGTTCGCCATCTTTAGTTTCGGTAGCACAGCATGCTCGCTTAGTCGGGGTATGTGGCGTGCTATTTCAGCACTAGCGCCGAAATTTTTACCTGAAAAGGCTGTTTGGCGAATTGTAGAGCGAATGTGTAGTGAGAGCGTTCGCGAGAAGATTAACGTATTTGGGCGTCATCCTCGAAATACAGGCGCATTGTGCAGTTCGTTACTGTAGTCATTACAAAGCCCATCAATGGGTGGGCTTGATAATGAAACCGGAATTTATTCTGGGCCACCAGTTAACGGCAGTACAGCGAAACAACCCAAGCCAGTAAGTGGGGAAATAACACTGGCAGCCACTGAAAGATGAACCTCCTGCCTTATGGCAAAAAAGATTCTTTGTGGTGGCGGACTGATGGAAAGACATCCACTGAATCGATGATAAACAAGTGGAATAGGTTGCGATGGTTTCCGTGAACAAAGATCCGAAGGAAGGCGTTGAATACATCACTGGTGCTGATGGTGTGAAAAGGCCAATGGCTTATTACAAAGCTGCTGAAGAGAGGGCAAGAATGGAAAATCCCCCTAAATGCGGATCATTTTTCGACATGCTGGACCTTCAATGGAAGTTGTGAACAACTAACAGGTCGCTCAGGCGGCCTTTTTTATTGCCATCACAAAAGCCATTCCCTACATAGTGGCTTTGATAATGGCTTATACCCTACACGGGATAACTTAACTGATATCCCTTTTAACGGATAAACGGAGCCAACAATGGCAGAGATTATTCCCATGACTGAAGAACAGAAGTTCAAGTTAGAAATTTACCGACTGCTATCTAAGAACAATTCAGCGGCAGAGGAAGCTTTTGCATTCATTGGTGCTGACCAACTGAAACTGGAATTGTTCAAGTTGCACTACAACGATGGCGGTGCAAATCCAGACTTCACATCTCGCACTATCGAAGCGGTGCGTAAATCGAAGGAAGCGTTAGACCTGTTCACTACCGGAGCATAAACATGGCAACTCAAGGTTTCGACAACCCATCCAAATTCCGCGATGAATGGGATAAGCAAGCAGAAGGGAAATAATCAATATGGCAGCACCAAAGGGCAACCGATTTTGGGAGGCCCGCAGTAGTCATGGGCGAAATCCTAAATTCGAATCGCCTGAGGCGCTGTGGGCTGCTTGTTGTGAATACTTCGAGTGGGTGGAAGCTAACCCGCTATGGGAGATGAAGGCGTTCTCGTATCAGGGTGAAGTAATACAAGAGCCTATCGCCAAGATGCGAGCGATGACCATTACCGGCCTCACTCTGTTCATTGATGTGACGCTTGAAACATGGCGCACATATCGCCTGCGAGAAGATTTATCTGAAGTCGTTACGCGAGCAGAACAGGTCATCTACGACCAGAAATTCTCTGGCGCAGCCGCTGACCTTCTCAACGCTAACATCATCGCCCGTGATTTGGGCCTCAAAGAGCAGTCGCAAGTTGAAGACGTGACACCTGATAAGGGAGATCGCGATAAGCGGCGCTCTCGTATCAAGGAGCTATTCAACCGTGGAACTGGACGCGATTCTTGATAACCTGAGCGACGAAGAGCAAATCGAGTTGCTCGAGCTACTCGAAGAAGAAGAGAACTACCGGAACACACACCTGCTATATGAATTTACGCCATACAGCAAGCAGCGTGAGTTCATCGACGCCGGGCATGACTATCCAGAGCGATGTTTTATGGCTGGTAACCAGCTTGGTAAGTCATTTACTGGTGCTGCTGAAGTCGCGTTTCACCTTACCGGTCGTTATCCGGGCACAAAAGGCTATCCTGCTGATGGTAAATATGGCGGTGAGTGGAAAGGTAAGCGTTTCTATGAGCCTGTTGTCTTCTGGATTGGTGGAGAGACAAACGAGACTGTAACCAAAACGACTCAACGCATCCTGTGCGGTCGTATCGAAGAGAATGGTGAGCCAGGCTACGGTTCCATACCGAAAGAAGACATCATTAGCTGGAAGAAGTCTCCTTTCTTTCCGAACCTTGTTGATCATCTTCTGGTTAAGCATCACACGGCTGATGGCGTTGAAGATGGCATTTCAATCTGCTACTTCAAACCATACTCGCAAGGCCGTGCTCGCTGGCAGGGTGACACAATCCACGGCGTGTGGTTTGACGAAGAGCCACCATACAGCATTTATGGCGAAGGTCTTACCCGTACCAACAAATACGGGCAATTCTCAATTCTGACGTTTACCCCGCTGATGGGGATGTCTGACGTTGTTACCAAGTTCCTGAAGAATCCCAGCAAGTCTCAGAAAGTGGTCAACATGACCATCTATGACGCTGAGCACTACACCGACGAGCAGAAAGAGCAAATCATCGCATCCTATCCTGAGCATGAGAGAGAGGCGCGTGCTCGCGGTATTCCTACGATGGGTAGTGGTCGAATCTTCCAGATACCGGAAGAGACGATTAAGTGTCAGCCGTTCGAGTGTCCTGATCACTTCTACGTAATTGGCGGTATGGATTTCGGATGGGATCACCCGCAGGCGCAGGTTCAGCTTTGGTGGGATAAGGACGCAGACATAATCTACCTTTCACGCGTTTGGAAGGCGAAAGAAAAGACAGCCGTTCAGGCGTGGGGAGCTGTTAAACCATGGGCGCATAAAGTGCCAACCGCATGGCCTCATGACGGAAACCAGCACGAGAAGGGCGGCGGTGAGCAGCTCAAAGGGCAGTATGCGGACGCTGGATTTATGATGTTGCAGGAGCATGCGACATGGCCTGATGGCGGTAACGCTGTTGAGCCTGGCATCACTGAATTGCGAGACATGATGCTCGACGGTCGCTTCAAAGTATTCAACACCTGTGAGCCATTCTTTGAGGAGTTCCGCCTCTATCACCGTGATGAAAACGGGAAAATCGTCAAGCTTAACGACGACGTGCTATCCGCCGTTCGCTATGCATACATGATGCGCCGCTTCGCAAAAATGATGCGCGACATCAAAAAGCCAAAAGAGAAAAAGATACCAGCCCCAATCAGGCCCATCGCACGGAGAACTTAAATGGCCGACGAAAACAGACTCAATTCCATTCTGTGTAAGTTTGACGCAGACTGGATGGCGAGCGATGAAGCCAGAACCGAGGCGACAAATGACCTGTATTTTAGCCGAGTGTCGCAATGGGATGACTGGCTATCAAACTACACCACCCTGCAATATCGCGGACAATTCGATGTTGTTCGCCCGGTGGTCAGGAAGCTGGTCGCAGAGATGCGCCGGAACCCTATCGATGTTCTCTTCAGACCAAAAGACGGCGCTAATCCTGATGCTGCCGATGTGCTGATGGGGATGTATCGTACTGATATGCGCCATAATACGGCAAAAATTGCCGTTAACGTTGGCGTTCGTGAGCAGATAGAGTCAGGCGTTGGTGCATGGCGTCTGGTCACGCAGTACGAAGACAACGATCCAACAAGCAACAATCAGGTAATCCGACGCCTGCCAATCCATGAAGCCTGCTCACACGTCATATGGGACGCCAACAGCAAGCAGATGGATAAGAGCGACGCTAAGCACTGCACGGTGATTAACGCCTTGTCGCGCAATGGCTGGAAAGAGTTCGCAGAGGATTACGGTATTGATCCGGACACGCTGCCATCTTTCCAGAATCCAAACGATACATGGCTGTTTCCGTGGGTATCGAATGATGTCGTCTACGTCGCTGAGTATTACGAGGTCGAAGAGAAGAAAGAGAAAGTCTTCATCTACCGCGACCCGCTGACAGGTGAGCCGGTCAGCTATTACCAGCAGGATATCAAAGACGTCATCGACGACCTGGCTAATCGTGGATTCATTAAGGTAGCAGAGCGCAAGGTGAAGCGTCGGCGTGTGTATAAGTCGATCGTCACCTGCACGCAGATACTGAAAGACCGCGAGAAGATAGCCGGAGAGCATATTCCAATCGTTCCAGTATATGGCGAATGGTCATTCGCTGGTGACAAGGAGTGCTACGAAGGAGTGGTAAGGCTGACGAAAGACGGTCAACGCCTTCGTAACATGATCATGTCATTCAACGCCGATATTGTTGCTCGTTCACCGAAGAAGAAACCGACCTTCTTCCCTGAGCAAATCGAAGGCTACGAATACATGTACGGTGGAAATGATGACTATCCGTACTATCTGCAGAACAGGACCGATGAAAACGGCAACGACCTGCCGATTGGTCCAATCTCCTACATGGAAAACCCTGAAGTGCCGCAAGCCAACGCTTACATGCTTGAGGCTGCCACCAACGCAGTGAAAGAGGTGGCTAGTCTTGGTGTGGATGCGCAGGCAGCAAACTCTCAGGTCGCTTTCGATACCGTCAATCAACTGAACATGCGGGCAGACCTTGAGACATACGTGTTTCAGGATAACCTTGCTACCGCAATGCGACGTGATGGCGAGATTTATGCTTCAATGGTCAATGATATTTATGACGTTCCTCGTCATGTAACGCTGACACTTGAAGATGGTAGCGAGAAAGACGTTCAACTCTACGCGCAAGTTGTAGATTACCAGTCCGGTAATGTGGTCACACTCAACGACATTCGCGGTCGCTATGAGTGCTATACCGACGTTGGACCATCCTTCCAGAGTATGAAGGAACAGAACCGCGCAGAGATTCAGGAGTTACTCACCAAGGTTCCGCAAGGTACTCCAGAGTTCCAGATGCTGATGTTGCAATACTTCACGCTGCTTGACGGTAAAGGCGTCGAGATGATGCGAGAGTACGCGAACAAGCAACTGGTGATGATGTGGCTGAAGAAACCAGAAACACCTGAAGAGATGGAGATGGTGCAACAGGCGCAACAGCAGCCGCAGCAGCCATCAGCAGAGCAAATTCAGGCGCAGGGTATCCTTCTGCAAGGTCAGGCTGAATTGATCAAGGCAGAGAACCAACAGGCGCAGATTCAGGTTGAAGCCGCCAAGGTTGAAGCCCAAAACCAACTCAACGCCGCGAAGATTGCAGAAATCTTCAACAATATGGACCTCGACAAGCAGGCAGAACTGCGTGAGTACCTCAAGCTCGTAGGTCAATTCCAGCAACAGCGCAGCAAAGATGCTCGTGCTAACGCTGAGCTGCTTCTTAAAGATGCAGACCAGACTCATTCACAACGCATGGATTTCGCGAATCTTATGCGTCAAGTTCAAATCCCCTCCGGCGGAGTAGCCGAGACACCTCAATAAGAGAGAGTTAACCATGGACCAAACCACCGACATTCAGGCTTCTGAAGAATTAACCCTGCCCGGCAATCATGCAGCGGCATCTGCTGATGGCTTAGTTGTCGATAATGCCAACGACAGCGCAGGTCAGGAAGAAGGCTTTGAGATTGTCCTGAAAGACGATGAGAAACCAAAACAAGACCCGGCAACTAATGCTGAATTTGCCCGTCGCCGCATCGAACGCAAACGCCAGCGTGAGCTTGAGCAGCAGATGGAAGCGGTTAAGCGTGGAGAGTTGCCGGAGCACCTGCGGGTGAACCCTGAGTTACCAAAACAACCAGACCCTAACGATTATCTTTCCGAAGATGCACTGGCTAAGTACGACTATGACCAGAGCCGCGCACTGGCTGCCTTCCAGCAGGCAAACAGTGAATGGCAGATCAAGGCCATGGACGCACGAAGCCAGGCTGTCGCCGAGCAGGGTCGCAAAACTCAGGAGTTCACCCAGCAATCAGCGCAATACGTCGAGGCAGCCCGTAAGCACTACGACGCAGCGGAAAAGCTCAATATCCCTGACTATCAGGAGAAAGAGGATGCATTCATGCAACTGGTGCCGCCAGCAGTCGGTGCCGACATCATGCGCCTCTTCCCGGAGAAATCCGCTGCTCTCATGTATCACCTTGGTGCTAATCCTGAGAAAACACGCCAGTTACTGGCGATGGACGGGCAATCCGCGCTGATTGAACTCACTCGACTGTCAGAACGTTTAACTCTCAAGCCTCGAGCCAAGTCTGTTTCAGAAGCCCCGTTACCTGATGAACCCATTCAGGGACACGCTGTTGCTGCAAATATCTCTGCGATTGAAAAGCAGATGGAAGCGGCAGCAAACAAAGGTGATGTAGAGACGTACCGCAAGCTTAAGGCGCAACTGAATAAAGGAATTCGATAATGGCATTAAATGAAGGTCAACTGGTCACATATGCTCTGGATGAAATCATCGAAACCGTCCAGAACCTGACGCCAATGGCGTCCAAAGTGACAAAATACACCCCTCCGGCAGAATCCATGCAACGTTCAAGCAACACCGTGTGGATGCCTGTTGAGCAGGAAGCGCCAACTCAGACAGGCTGGGATTTAACTGGCAACGCAACCGGGATTCTGGAACTCTCCGTGAAATGCAACATGGGCGATCCGGATAACGATTTCTTCGAGCTTCGTGCAGATGACCTGCGTGATGAGCGTTCTTACCGTCGCCGCATCCAGGCATCCGCCAAAAAACTGGCGAATAACATTGAGTCAGCAATTGCCAAACAGGCAACCGAAATGGGCTCACTTGTTGTTCACGATACCCGCGCAATTGGTCCATCTACTGGCCTGTCTGGCTGGGATTTTGTGTCTGATGCAGAGCGCCTGATGTTCTCCCGTGAGCTAAACCGCGATATGGGCATCAGTTACTTCCTGAACCCTGACGATTACCGCAAAGCAGGCCGCAACCTGGTAGATGGTGACATCTTTGGGCGCGTTCCTGAAGAAGCGTATCGTAACGGTACTATTCAGCGTCAGATTGCTGGCTTTGATGAAATTCTTCGCTCACCGAAACTTCCGGCAGTTACCAAGTCAACCGCTACTGGTGTAACTGTTTCTGGTGCGCAGAAGTTTAAGCCGCAGGCATACACCCTTGATACCGATGGTAACAAAGAGAACGTCGACAACCGTGTTGCAACGGTGACCGTATCCTCCACCACCGGATTTAAGCGCGGCGACAAAATCAGCTTCACTGGTGTGAAATTCCTATCTCAGATGGCGAAGAACGTGCTGACTGATGATGCTACTTTCTCAATCACCCGAGTGATCGATAGTACTCACATCGAAATCACGCCGAAGCCGATTGCGCTGGATGACTCGTCACTGACAAAAGAAGAGAAGGCTTACGCTAACGTAAACACCTCTCTTGCTGATGCCACTCCGGTAAACGTTCTGAACGTGGCAACAACCACCGCTAACGTGTTCTGGGCTGATGACTCAATCCGCCTGCTGTCTCAGCCGATTCCGGTAACCCATGAACTGTTTGCTGGCATGAAAACTTCTTCCTTCAGCATTCCAGGTATTGGTGTTAACGGCATCTTCGCAACGCAGGGTGATATCAACACTCTGTCTGGCAAGTGCCGTATTGCTGTGTGGTATTCAGCATGTGCTGTACGACCAGAGGCAATTGGTGTTGGTCTGCCTAACCAGACTGCGTGATAACCAGAGGGAGCTTCGGCTCCCTTTTTTATCTGGAGACAAGCATGACACACATGATCTTTCGTCATGGAGACATGAAGAAATGGAAAGGCGTTGGATACGACTTTGAAATCGTGAAAGCCGAAGAGATTCAGGAATATCTGGATGCTGGTTGGTTTGCACATCCCGATGACCTTCTGAAGGACGTTGCAGAGCCAGAGCCAGAGCCAGAGCCAGAGCCAGAGCCA